TGGAGCATACCATCTTAGCTTTGCTGCCTGTGTCATGAGATCATAAGTCAATTTAAGCTTTGTAGACTCGTCGTAACGAGTGTTGTTTGCAAAGTCATATAAACCGTCCATCAACTTCGCTCTAAGTTGCAACGGCAAGTAGTGTAGATTGAGTCCCATAAATCCACCTTTGACTTTCTTATATGGAAAGATCAGAGGAAATCTATCATAATATGGTAACTCTTCTTTATGTTTTGGATCATAGTAAAACATGTACATCGAACCGAGAAGAGGTTGAGTAGTCATACGAGTCGTATCACCCTTCATCATCTCACGCTCATTAATACGATTCATTTTACCAGCAGTGTCTCTGAACCACTCGCGCGCAGAGTTCGTACGCGCTGGAATTTGGCCAGAGCGAACACCTTGAGTAATGATGGTATCAAATACGGTTGCCATTAAAACTTAATTCCTAGTTCTTTTTCAGTGAGTATGTCGAACTTCCAACCGCGGTCATTGCAGTATACTGCTGCAGCTCTCCACTTGGCTTCATTGACACCCCATGTCATGACTTCATTAATATAACGCTTATTAGGCTTATTTATCACCACTGGAGGTCGCGTCTGCGCATGAGGTTTTATTTCAACGACAATCGTATCGATTTTACCTTCTGGTGATTTTTTCTTGACAATAAAGTCTGGAAAGTATCGATGTACACGATTGTCGAGAGGAGAGCGATACGGAATGACTAGCTCTTCACTCCCCCACTGCACGACATTCGGATGAGAATCTAAGTACATCATGAACTTGAGTTCCCATCGACTGCGATATACGATATTGTTCGAGTCTCCGAGATATTTCTTTATATCCTTTGGTCGAAACTTTCCTTGATAAGCCATAAATCTATTTATAAATAAGCTGATAGCCTTTTTAAATTTGAGAGACAGTATGGCACTTGTTAAAGTAAATATCGATAGTTTTAAGAAAGATGCCGGTGGGCTTTTAAACAGACTTGTGGACAAGGTTGTGAATAAGCTCGAAGATAAACTCGAGAATGCAGTCGAAGATCTTTTCGCCAAAGCATTAAAGAAGGTAGGATTTTCTGATAGAATTGCTGCTGAGCTTTCTGCAAGATTTGGTGATGCTCTGACTGTTGGTCTCGAAGACAAGTATTTCCAAACTTTTACAAGTGAAATGAAGCGTGCTTCGTGCGCAGACATTCGTAATAACTTTAATCCTCAGAATGGCAATCTTATAGGCGCTTCTGCTTTTGCTGAAACATATGTTGATGCTATTCAAAGAGCTTCGAATAAAATTGGTTTCGGCGATTTGCCTTCAATGCAGTTTCCTGATCATATCAGTGAAAAATATTATATGGCATTTAAGTTTAAGCGATATGAACGACCTTCTCCTCAAACAAAATCTGAACTTCAGTTTGTACAAGCGTTTGCTCTTCCTTTACCGAAAGGACTAAGAGAAAGCTTTGATATCGATGTTGGACCTGATGCTCAAGGAATGTCAGGAGGAGTTGCAGATCTCGCACAACTAGGGTTAGCTGGAGGTTTGGATGCTCAAAAAGCAACCAATGCTGCTATTGCTCTTGCTTATGGTAAAATGGTTCAAGCAACCGGAGATATCGGTGGTGCTGTAGCACAAGGTCTTGGAGCTATTCCAAATCCTCATATTCAAGCATTGTTTAGCGGAGTTCCTCTTCGTACGCATCGATTCGAATGGACTTTTTCTCCTCGAAATCCGAATGAAAGCCAACAGCTAATGAATCTGCTAAAAGCAATGAAAGCTTATTCTTTGCCATCATACAGCAGCTTAGGTACTGCTGCACTTGCTTATCCGTTTTTATGTCAACCAGAATTAAAGATTGCTGGTAGTGCACAACTAATTAAATTCCAACCATGTTTGATCACATCAATTGAACTTAACTACTCTCCACAAGGAATTCCTGCATTCTTCGAAGGCACAAGCCATCCTGCGTTTATCGAATGCTCGATATCAATGCTTGAAACTCAAATTCAAACGTCTCGCGACTACGGTAGAGAAGGCGGCGATCGTCTTAGCGAAGGAATTGACGCTATACTAGATGGATTGCAAAAAGGAATTGATAAGGTAACTGGTACTCAAGGCAATGAAATTCAAACTATTTTAACTGAAACCGGTGAAGTAGTTAACGACCTTATCAAACCTAAACCAGGTGCAGCCTCGCCTAAAGAACAAAAATAGGAAATAAGATGGCAAGATATTTTGATAGATTTCCAGTCGTAGACTATGACGGTAACATTGCCAAGAACATCTTGGCGCGCGTTGACTTTACTGACAAAACGAAGAAAGACATCTACTCTACCTTTCAGTTTACTCTTGAAGAAGGGTTCGAGAGGCCAGATCTTTTGTCTTATAACTATTACGGATCTTCTAAATTCGATTGGATGATCTATCTTACGAATAACATCGTCGATCCTTATTACGACTATTATAAGTCTGCTGACGATTTTAAGAGTTATGTAGAAACAAAGTATGGATCTAATTCCAATGCCCGATCGATTACTCTCTTCTATCGATTAAACTGGCACGAAGACGAAAGAACTATTACGACTCAACAATATGATTCTCTTGTTGCAGATGAAACTGCCAACGCTCGAAAGTATTGGAAGCCAAAGCTTACAAATACTGGAGCAGTAGTGGGCTATGAAAGACTTAAAGAAGAGTGGATGGTATCTACGAATAAAGTATTATCATTGTCTTTGACTGTCGCTCCATCGGGATTCGAAGTTGGAGATAGAATAACACAAACGAGCACTGGAGCATATGCTACCGTCGACTATATTGATCTCGAAAATAATAGCTTGACTGTAAAACACGTAAGCGGTACGTTTGCAGTCAATGTAGCAGAAGGCATACAAGCAATCACGCTGATAAAGCAAAATATTCCTGAGGCCGAATCAGAATACTGGTATGCAGTCAATGCATATGATGATGAGCAAGAAACAAACGAACTCAAGAGAAACATATTTGTACTAAAGTCTTCTTATCTTGCTGAAACAGAAAAACAATTTATACAACAGTTGAGCACATAATATGACTTCGATGAGAGACGGCCAGTTTAAACTGAATGAATTTGTATTGATTGATATCACGGCCAAAACTGTTGACTGTGGTAAGGCTGAAGATTTGGCTCCTCTCTGTGTACAAGCAAACATATATGAATCTGTTTTAGAGCCGAGTGTTCGTGCAGAATTTGAATTCTATGATGCGAAAGGTGCAGGCGAGTTACTTATTTTTACGAATAAGAAAATTGTCATAGATTTTACAACCGATGAAGACAATCCAAAATCATCTATTCGATACGAATTTTATATTGTTGGAGAACCAGTTCGTGTTCAATCTCCTGATGACAAAGCTTTAATTTATAAAGTTGAGTGTGTTACATACGAAGCTTACAAATCTACTGATATTAAAAACGCGCCGCTTGTCAGAAAAAAGATAGAATGCGAGAAGATGGTAAAAGCTTATCTTCAAATTCTCGGATCTCAAAAACCATTGTTCGCCGAAAAAACTCGTGGGCTGCATGCATTCAATTTTACCGTAAAGACTCCGTTCGAATGTATCGATGAAATTAGACTCGAATATGCAATGTCTCAAGAATTTAAAGGCCACGCATTTTACTTTTTTGAAAACAAGCACGGCTATGTTTTTAAGAGCATGGAACTGTTAATCAAAGAAGGCAAAGAGAATATCGGTGACAAGTGTTTCTTACAATCTACTCTAACCAATTTAGATGTGACTGGTTCAAAGTGGAGAAATATTTTAACCACTAAGCTTATTCAAAAAGGCAATGAAGGAATAGCAAAACTCATTGGAGCCGGCGCTGGTAAGGTTAAACAATTTAATAGGGTCACCGGAGCAACTACAGATTTTCAAGCCGAGCCAAAAAATTTGGAATTTGAAACTCTAAATAAAGGATCTGCATCGACTACTCTTAAAGCGCAAGACGAACGGGCGAAAGATGGAAATGAAGGACAAGTAAAAGAGATTACCTTCGATCCAAGCATTTCAAATATAGAGAGAGCAGAAAAATTTAATCATATGCCTTATTACATGGCTCACTTTTTAACTGTAATTATGCAAATTACAATTTATGGAGATTCAGCTATTACTGCTGGAGATGTGATTAAATGCCAACTGCCTGAAGCGACTGGTCTTACAAGAGGCGAAAAAAATCCTATTAATGAAGATAGCGCGATTACGACAGGTAATTACATAGTAACTAAATGCCGACATATGCTGACCTTCAATGAAAAGGCAGAATATGCGCAAGGATTAGAGCTCGTGAAAGATGGTATCGGTGGCGTACCACAAACACACACAGTTTAGAGGATGATAGATGCAAGTTCCAAAATTTTTTGAAGGTATCGTAGCAGAAGATCCGACTTCAGATCTCGGATTAGAAGCTGATGAACCGCAAACTGGTAGAGTATTAGTCAGAGAAATCTTAGGTCACTCTAATCAAGTGAATTCTGAAGATCTTTTGCCAGCATATATCATGATGCCTACTACAAGCGCAGGTGTTTCTGGAATCGGACTCAGCCCGACTGGTCTCTTAAAGGGATCTCGAGTCATGTGTATGAGACTTCCTGACCAACCGTCGGCATATATTCTTGGAGTATTAAACTATGCTCCAGAAGATAATCATAGTGTATCATCTTATGCTCGAGGCCAAGGCGAACCAGAAATCAAATCTCGTAATCGTATTCAAGGCCAAGGCGATGTTGTGATTGAACCCGCTTCAAAGTACAAAGCGAGATATCCTTTCAATAATACGATGACTACTCGTAGCGGTCATATTTTAGAATTTGATGATACTCCAGGATCAGAACGTGTACAAATCTTTCATAAGTCAGGATCTTATATCGAGATCTTGCCAGATGGCACGATCGTCACAAAGTCTGTAAAAGATCATATTCAGTTAGCTTTTGGAAACATTTCCATCTTCAATCAAGGCGAAGAAAAAGGCGGCAAAGATATTGAAATCACTTCGAACCAAGGCGGAATAGCTATCACAGCACAACAAGATGTCACTGTTTATGCCAACGAGGGCAGCGTAGGAATCTTTGCAAATAACGGCACAGTTTCAATTACATCAAAATCTGGAGCGGTGGATATTCAAGCAGCCATTGTTGGAATCAATGCATGAGACCGATAGTCTATGTTCCTGAAGTTCCTAACCTAGAATGCGGTCCTAACGGGCAAATATCTTTCCGTCAAATGGAAGACTATTTCGTAGGCATCTCAAAGATCATTAGTCAACTGAAGTTACAAGCAAAGTTTATTCAAGACGAGTGTGGAAAAGAACTCATCGAAGCTATTCGAGAAATGGAAAAGCTAGTCGACGATATTACTGGCATTCTGATGACTGACGTCTTTAAAAAGATTAAGTCAAAAGAACAAGAGATGAAGTATAAGGTCCGCGAGTTCCTAAAAGAGATTGATGTATTCTTTCAAAAGAAAATCGTAGAAGCTTTACTCAAGATCATTAGTATTCTTGGAATTCCAAATCCACTTACTACTCCGATTCCATTCATTACGGCTGTGACACTCGTCGACGAAGCTGGTAATCCTGTTCGTTATCAGCCAGTAATCAAGGATTTGTTTACGAAGGAAGGTAAAGTCAAGATCAAAGCTGCAATTGCCGAAGACATTGAATCGGTTCGAAAGTTTTTTGGTGATGGCAAATACGACGGAACTCTGGGTATTAAGAGTCCTGAGCATGAAGCCGAAGAATTTTGGCAGAAAGCTTTGGCATGGATGAAAGAACTACTGAGTGATTTCATTGCAGCCTGCATCAATGCAATGATCAAGTTACTTACTAAGATTCCTATTATTGGTCCAATCATTGAAAAGATTGGTACGTTCATCGATCCTACGAAGCCTATTAAAGCGCAATTAAAACTGAAGTATGAAGATTTTAAGAAACGAATTAAGAAGGCCAAAGAAGACGTCTTGTCGGGTAAAGCGACAGAAGATCTCGGAGAGAAGTTACTCCAAGAATTAATTGACTTTGTTTTAAATCTACCGATCCCGCTCTTCGGAACCTTAGGCAATTTAATTGGTTTCGATAACGAAGAACGTAAGAAGAAAGAAACGATTCACTCGAAAGAAGAATTGTGGCATCGAATTGAAGATGCGTTCGAAGAAGCCATGGAAAAGATTAAGAAGTTCTTTCAGACAGATTTTATTGCTAAGATACATGATATCATACTCAAAGCTCCAGGTTGGATTCTGCAACAGTTTCCAATCGTCGGCCAAATCATTTCAGCAATCAAACTGATCATTGATATTTGTCGTGGTAAAGTATCGATCTGTATGGTTTTAAATATCATTTTAAAGCCAATATTTGGTATTCCAGATGCAATCTTAAAACTCATTCCGAATTGTATTGAGGTACGTCGAACAAAGTATGGGCTCGAACCGAATCCAGATAATCTGCCAAAGTGGGCTCAACCCGCTTCTGCCGCGTGAAGTGGATTAGGCTGTCATGTTAGATCAATATTCAGTATCAGAAAATGGATATTTCTTTACGGATGTCAGCGCACCGACTGTTCCGGAAATTTCTTACGGGGATTTAAATCCGCCGGTCGCAATACGTTTTACTGTGCCAGAACCTGGAGTCACTACGTTTGAAACGAGTGAAGCTGTAATCGATGGTTGGTATATGCCAATATTCGTAAACGAAGAAAATTGTATTGATGATTTTTTTCTGTGCGCAGTTTTTGTTTTCGTAGAGGCTCATGATATTGAAGTCGACGATTGGTATCCTTTTCGAGCTGAGAATATTAATAATTTTGAAGGTGGAAGAGTTATTGCATATGAAGATGCTGAAGTCATTTTCAATAATTTTGTGTATGATGCAAACGATAAGCTTGTTTCGTATATTGAAACAAACAAAGCTACATCAGCTATGATACAGTATAGCTTTACTCGGTCGGCTGGTCCAGGATTAGAAGCAATTGGTAGCAACGAAGATTATCAAACCTTTGCTTTTACAGGGCAAGTCATTCTTCTCTCTGATAATGTTCCGAATGCTTCTATTGAAAATTACGAAGTAATACAAACAGTCGTATAATCATTATAAATAAGATAAAGTAGGGTAATATGGTAGATAGAATAGACGCACTCACGACAAGAAAAACAACACAGCGTGATCCTGTGTTTACCGACTTCTATAATAATTTCAATATTCATCCTCAGAATAAGAGACTTGCTCTTCATACCGACGAACAAGCGGTCAGAAGATCGATGCGAAATATCTTGCAGACCAATACCAAAGAACGTTTGTTTAATCCAGAATTTGGAGGCGGACTCAGAAGATTCTTATTCGAAGATATCTCTGTCATGACGGCGGATTTGATTAAAGATGCCGTGAAAGATTCTATTACCAAACATGAACCACGCGCCAGAATCATCGACGTCTTAGTGATATCAAACGAGTTTGCGCATTCTTATGAAGTATCAGTCTATTATGAGATAATAAATAATGCTAACCCGCAGACACTTCAACTCACCCTTTATAGAGTAAGATAATGGCAGCAAATTCCAGTATAGTCCTTACACAGTTAGACTTTGATTCCTATAAGGATTCGTTGAAGACTTTTCTCAAATCTCAAGATAGATTTAAAGATTACGACTTTGACGGAAGTAACCTTTCGGTTCTTCTCGATGTGCTTTCGTATAACACTTATCAGAACGCGTTCTACCTGAACATGATCAGCAACGAGATGTTTCTCGATTCGGCGAAGTTACGCGATAGCGTGATTTCTCATGCCAAAGAATTAAACTATCTTCCGAGATCGTTTCGATCTTCATCGGCTGTCATTCAATTGGTGATTACTTCGACAGATGCGGCAAAAAGATCGATCGTCATTCCAAAGGGAACATCATTCACTTCACGTGTCGATGATTTTACTTACAATTTTAGTACTACTGAAAATTATGTGATTACGAACAGAACTCCGTCGGGATCAAACTTTGTATATGAAAGCGAACCGATTCGAGTATACGAAGGTAGCTATCTGAGTGATACTTATACAGTTAATTATGACAATCCGCTTGTCTATAAAATTAGTAATAAGCGTGTCGATCTTGAAAGCGTATTAGTCACCGTCTTTGAAGATAACGGCGCGCCGGCGGGAGTTCAGACTTATAAGAGAGCAACTTCTCTTTTCGGCCATGACGGAAACTCAAAAGTCTTCTTCTTACAGCCGGGAATTGGTGACACATATGAGGTTGTCTTCGGTGATGGAGTAGTTGGAAGAAAGCCAAAGAACAACTCTGCGTGCATCATCGAGTATCGAACATGTAGCGGCGAACTTCCGAACGGTGCATTTAGATTTATCAATACTGCGCGTATCGACAACGAACCAAATGTTGTCATTGAAACTATTACTGCGGCCGCAGACGGTGCAGTTGCAGAAGATCTTAGCTCGATCAAGTATAATGCTCCTCGCGCATTTACTACACAAGAACGCGCAGTGACTTCAGAAGATTATGAGAACTTACTCAAAGCAAACTTTCCGGAAATTAATGCGGTGGTTGCGTATGGTGGAGAAGATGCAACTCCTCCGCAATACGGTCGAATTTTCTTATCGATCGATCTCGACGAAGTCGATGGTCTTCCAAAGATTAAAGAAGCAGAATATAAAAGGTTCTTAAGATCTCGCTCTTCTGTGGCGATTGAACCAATCTTTGTTTCTCCGGATTACACGTATCTATATGTCAATACAAATATCAAGTACAATATTAACCTCACTGGTTTAAATCCGGAAGATATTCGTACTTTGGTGATTGATTCTATTTTGAATCACGCTTCTATCAATCTGAATAACTTCGGTCGTACTCTTCGCTACTCGAAATTTATTCGTGACGTCGATACTGCAGAAACAAGCATTATTAGTAACGAAACAAAGATAGAACTTGTGAAGTATCTGACGCCAGTATTAAGTACGACAGTGACTTCTACTCCTACTTCAACTTCTGGTTCGCTTGTTCCGAGCACTACTTCCGCTGTTTCAAGTCAAAATTCAAGTTTGACGACGACTTCCATTCCAGGGTTTAGAAGAGACGGCGGCGGTTTGTTGTCGAGGTTGACTTCTGGTTCTCTTGTATCATTAGCAACTTCAGGTGTCGTATCATCTGGTCAAAATGTAACGATCGACTTTAAAAATGCTTTGCAGAATGATATTCCAGGCAAAGGTTCAGAGTATCTTACCGGTGATATTCATGTCGTAAGCTCTTCGACATTTACATATAATGGTTTGCCAAATTGCCGGCTTGAAGATGACGGCGACGGCATCATGCGTATCGTCAATACTTCTGGAACAAATAACAGAACTATTCTCTCCGTTGGAACTGTCGACTATGATACTGGTGTTATTCGAATCAATAACTTTAATATCACGAATTACACCGGCACTTCTCTTAAAATCTATGCTAAACCACGTACGCTTGATATCACTTCAACTCAGAACGTGATACTCAATATTCTTGAAAATGACGTCGACGTCTCAATTGAACAGATTAGAGAATAATGAAGAATATCGAAAAAAGAATATCTC